CATTGGAAACGTGAGGATCGCTCCGGTTCCTAGAATCATTAAGATTTTCATGCACAGTCAAAACAACAGTTCTCAACTTGTGAGGACCATTCATCGGGTTTGGGCGTGCATCCGCATATTGCACATTCAATTGGTTTATTCTCCATAAGTATTTTCTTTTCCATTCCTAAAACTTCTCATTTGGTGGTGTCCCTTCTTATTCATATATGAGCACCATCCACTAAACTTTGGATACTTTAATAATAATTTTTTAAATAGTTTCTTCCAGCTCATGGCATTCATAATCTCAGCTTCGCCGCCTTCTTTCGTTATCGTATATTCATATCGCATGAGTTTCTCCTTTCTTATACCATATAGGAATAGTATATCGATCTTCTAAACATGTATCAATGCCGTGTAAATATTTTTTTCCATCAAATATAATTATACGGCCTGACTTTGGCATAATCTGTAAGCTGTCTTTAAAAATAGTGCGTCCGGAAGAAGTATCATTGAGATACGTCACCGAAGCTAGAGTAGTAGCACGACTGTTTTCATCATAATGAAAGGGATGATCAGAACCTTTCGGATTCTTTTTGACTTCTGCCCAGTCGACTACAAACTTAGAATTAAAATATTTTTGAACAGCCTTCTCCGATCGTTTTAATATTTTCTTAATTAAAGAATGAGAAATCTTTGAAGTAGTAATGGGATAAGAACCTAACCAATGATGAGCTAGATGTTTATATCGATTGTATAGCTGTATTAGTTTTTTGCATTCATCTGAAGTAACAAAATTATCAAGAAGAAGAATCACTAGTGTAGCCTTTTTTTATCTTTGATGTAGGGTTGAACTTCGCTTTCCATAATGGTTGAGATCATCATGTCGTATTCTTGAGGAGTCAAAGTTGATTTATACAAACGCATGGCAATGGCAATGTAAGTTGCTGCTACCATTTGAATAGGAAATTGATCGGCATACTTCATCGAATCGGCAAAGACACGATCATATATTTTCTGAAGATCTTTATCTTTCGGCGCCATCTTTAAAGCTAATAGTATTTTGAGTATTAAGTTTGTCATTTATATTATAAAAGGTATAACGTACTGTTAGTTCCTCTCCTTTTTTAATGTTCTGTCTCGTGATTAAATTCCATTTCTTTTTAAAAGGTTCTTGATCATCGGCGTGTAGTTCTATCTTTTCACAATTAGGGGTATTCGAATGATTAATAAATCCTCCGAGAGGGGTCCTAAAGATTGTGTCCTCAACCTTGAAATGAGTCATACCTAGATTTGTTGCCTGCTTAATGTCTTGATCGGCAAAGAGTCCGAGGTCATGAATTACAGAGGGTTTAATCGTTACGGATTCAGGTAAAGGTTTATACATTATTTCTTTTTCCATTCTTTATATCCTTTGATCCACTCATCAGGATCGCGCTTCTTCCAGCGTTGGTCCCAGGCCCAGTTGTATAGGCGTCCCGAGATTCTTTCGATCCAATGTAAAATTGAATCTTTAATGTCTAGTTGTGATGCCCAAAGCTTTAGCTTTTGTCCAATCAACAATATATTTCTTTCCTTTTTCATAAGCGTGTTGTTTAATTCCTTTCTTGGTGGTAATAACCACTCCAAAATCCACAGCATTATACGCTTTGACATAAGTATTCTGACTCACAGCCAAAGAACTTCCACTCATAAGCATGGCAAACTCACTGCAGCCTGTGATGGTGATCGTGAATAAGCTTATTAATAAAATCTTCTTCATATTTTATTTCTCCTTCGGAATTACATATCCAACACTGCTTGGATTCAGTTACACCTTTGGTGTTGGTGATATTAATATGTCCATTGCCGTTGCAGTTATCACAGATGGCTTTATACGACATTATAAATCCTTGGTCTACCGCCTTTTTTCCCCATTGCCGCATAGTAAGAATTCCCTGTTAAATGTTTTTTCTTGGGTCCTCTTTTACGCCCTTGTCGATAGTGGGAAGTGATAGGGACATCTACATTCCAACCATTTTTTTTTAAAATTACTTTTCTAATTTTTGCTTGAACATATTCAGGATTGCGCCCAGCCATTTCACAAATAAGTCTATAGTGTGAACCCCCTTCCATGAAGAAATGACGCGCTTGATCGCGATCAAAATGATAATGATTTTTATGAGTGATGTTTGCAGCTCGGCTCATATCCAAATCAGGAGGACCTTTGCAGGCGTCCAAGACGGCTCGACAAAGTACGGCAACCCAAAGATCTTTTTCAGGAAGAGTTACTCTATCCTCATTAATTTCTGAAGTACGACCTACTAAACTTGTAAAACTATTTGTTGCTCTTCCCATGGGAATTTTTCTTTCTATTTCTTCCTATTTCTTTTTCTGCCAAATACTGAATTGTTTTTGATAAACTGATGGGAATATCAAATACTTCTTTACTCAGCGTTTGAATGTGACTATATGTTTCTTTAGTAAGTGTTACGTTTTTATATTTAGTTATATCTGTCATAAATCTCCTGTGTATATAATGTGGGATAATATATAGAAATACCAAAAGGCTGTCAAATGAAATTTGTTTTAATAATATGGGTGTGCTCATTTTTAGGGGGTACAAGTCAATGCTATCCTCCTTTGGAAGCTTCTGTTTTATATGATAGCTGGTATGAATGTTCTAGGGACGCTCATACACAATCTAAAAAAATTTTAGCAACTATTGGCTTCAAAAAGGTCAATGAGAGACAGATGGGAACCAAGTATCATTGTAGAGTAGTGAGAACTTATTGACAATTGTGGCAAGATTGTGATAATAAATAGGTAATTCATACCTCTCTATATCTCTCTGCTGGAATTCTTTCGGACAGAGAGATTTACTTCTTTTACAATCAGTTAATTATTTCTTTACAAAACATTACCAATTAACAAGTCCTAACAACATTTTTATTGCATCGTTGCTAATTGTAACATATGTAAATTATATGGATAACTTCTCCCATTCGAATTGCGTAGTACACGACGACACCTTTGACTGGGGAGGTTAGTTTCCCTGACCTCTGTTTTGTGAGCGACTAGGGATGCGTTTGGAATAGTGTTTAGCATGACGCCCAGGCCTCTTTTTTTGAGTTCTTTTATGATAATTCGAGACACCGAATAAGGGTCTTTTAGCCATCTTTTTCTAATACCATTTTGGTATTGGGATCTCCCGCAGGAATATAACTAATGACTCCATTGACTTTTTGCTCTAGGTCTGAACCGCAGGTGACACAACGATAATGTCTCTTAAAAAGAGAAACTAAAACTCCTGGGGTATTACAGTTGGGACATATTCCACTAACCACTTCAGTCTGGATTTTCATTCTTCCTCCAAAAATATCATCGCCGAATCTGTAATTAATCTTTTTCATCTTTAAATAAATTTGACCATTCCGAAGGTTCTATTTCACTGTTATCTAAATGAGGTTGTTTAATACCATCATCAACTTCAATTTCAATTTCAGTTGTTTCTTCTTCGTAAGGTGCATGTCCTATAAAGTAAGATTCATCTTTAAGGTGTTTAGGTCCTGGCTTAGGAACAATTACTTCATTATTGATGTATCTTGGTTTAACCATTTTTTTACTCTACCATATCTTTAAATTGTTTCAAGGCTTTCAGTTTCTTTCTATTAAATTTTTTCTTATTAGGTTTAATCCGTTGACGAAATAAGTTGAATTGCAGGAGTTGCGCGATGTAATTTCTTTTCTTGAACATGGTTCATAGTTCTAGCAAAACAGCTTGCTAGAAGATAGCATACTGTAAAAATAATAATGGGAATCTTTAGTTTTAGTTGCAATTATTTTTATCTAAATCAATTGGCTTATCACCACTATAAAACCATACATAAGATGAAATCTTAGTTCCATCCTGAGTATAGGTACATTTTTTGCCTACCGAGCAGGCGCTTAATGCAAATAATAATGCGAGCACTAAATATAATTTATTCATTTGGCTCCTCTGTTTTTTCTTCTTCGTTTTCTTTTATTTGACAACATGTACCTGATTTTTCTTTTTCTGTGGTATGCATATTGCAAGTTTGTTTTTCTTCTATTGACATGATAAACACTCGTCATTATTTACTGTAATTCCCTGTGGATTACAATTACATTTTTCACATGCGCATACTCCATTAGCATCTGAATGTTCTCCTACATTGCAGTGACAATCACATAAACAATTTTTACACTTTGTCATTTTTAATCTCCTCTATATCATAAAAGTACTTATCAGTATCTTCTGTTTTCCATTTACTGCTATCTTCTACGTTCCACTCACTAGTTTGTACCTTCCAATCAAAGGGAATTTCATCTTTTACCGTAAAAGAAGGAATACTCCATATGATTCGATTATTAGGCTGAGCCGCATAATTACCATCATCCAAGGCCATTATGTGGGCGCATTTATGCTCCTGCGGGATTTCTGAATGGTCCGTATCAACTATATTACTCTCTGGATGAGCCCAATCAACCGTAAAAAGGTATGCGCCTGAGCGCCACTTTTTATCTTTACCTATGAATTTACCGGACTGACCGTCCAAGACATCAAAAGAAGTAATGCTAGGATAGTAACTAAAGCAATTCCATAACTCCAACTCGTCAAGTCGCAGCCGAGGAACCTCTTCTGACTTATAACCTCTTTGTATGAACGCAGAGATTGGCAAACGGTAGAATACAGCTCCATTTTCCATAATTGCGTGAAAGAGGACCGGACGCCCTGTAATCGATGCAATCCCAAAAAGTAAGCAGTCTTCCACTTCTCCATGATGTTCTTTAAGGTCATAGAGATATTCTCTCCTTACCTGCGCATACGTCGCAGGTATGTTTGCGTTCAGATAAGCCATTCAACATAAAATCCTTAGTTTGCTAAAAAATAAATGGCAACAATTACTACCACAACAGCGACAGATATTTTTGGATTAGCTTTTGCTAATGTCCAAAGTTGTTTCACTTTTTCCATGTTTCCTCCTAATGTATTTCACCCCAGTTATTCCCTGCTTCGTAGTCTACCTTATTAGGTATTGCAAGTTCAACTGCTGATTCCATTATTTGAATAATGCGTTTAGCCTGTTTATCATTTTCTACAGAAATGTCTAGTTCATCATGAATCTGAATATGAGGGATAATTCCTTCTTTGTATAGTTCCAGCATACATTTTTTAGTCATATCTGCTGCAGATCCTTGGATTAATTTATTTAAAGATTTGTAAGTAAAGGCTCTTTTTATACCAGGCCCGTGTTCAAGTATAGCTTGTTCATGAGGAAGAGCTTTGTGTATTCCAAAATAATTTGGTTCCCATAAATGAAACCGACAAAGTCTTCCTAATAAAGTTCTGATTTGTCCTCGTTGTTGGGCACGCTGAGAAACAGAGTTCATTAGTTGTTTAACGAACGGAACTTTTGAATGATATGTTGCAAAAAGATTTTCAGCTTTTTCTTTACTAACTCCGAGTTCAGCTTGAAGTTTTGCTTTACCCATTCCATAAAACAATCCTAAATTAATTGTCTTAGCTTGTGTTCTAGGAATTTGTGCCATGTCAGCTACAATGCCATGGAAGTCAGCGTTGCCTTCTTTATAAGCGTCCACAACGGTGAAGGCCGAAGGCAACTGCTGAAGAGATGCATAATGTACAACCAGTCTAGGTTCTTGTTGATTGTAATCAAAGCATCCCCACACACAACCATCCTCGGGGATGAATAGGGATCGAATCATTGGCCCAAGGTCTTTATTACGTGCGGGAATCTGTTGTAAATTTGGATTAGAATAAGAAAATCTGCCGGTAACGGTGCCTCCTTGATCAGATCTTATTTGATTAATATCTGCGTGAATTCTACCTTTGTGTTCATGTTTAATAATAGTATCTATAAAAGTTGTGTGTGCCTTGTTTATCTCTCTTGCTTTTGCTATCTTCTTAACTAAAGGATGATTATGAGAAGAAAGAAAGTTTTTAGTAAAGGAAGGTGCTTGTGTTT